AGCTTCTGAACGAGCTGCATCAGCAGCAGCTGAAACGGCTTTTATCTGTGAACCATTCTTGAAACGAAGTGAGAGTTTGTTATCTTCTACCACCGCAGTTTTCAACCACGATGGAAGATTATCATACATAACTCTGACCTTCGTTACGAGGTTCTTTGCAGTTTCTTGTTTGGTGGCAATAACGAGAATGTTTTGGTCTGTTTGGAATAACATCAACCAAAGAGAATAACCAGCAATAAGAGTTGAGATACCCAACTGACGAGACTTGAGACAGATATTGTATCGTTCGTTTTGGAAATCTTTTAGAACAGATTCCTGAAAGTCCCACAATTCAAAAAGGATTTTACCACGAACGGGGTGTTGAATCTTGGCGTATTTTCTCATAAAGTATCCCGGATTAGAGGCACACTTTACATATTCTTCTTTGATTATATCCCGTAACGTTTTGTTTTGTTGAACCATTACAATATCACGCCCAAAATGATTGTTGCTACTGTTGCACCACCACCGAACCATATCCACTTATTGTCATACCACTTCGGCATCATAATGTCAATAGTCTCACGGAGTTTCTTATTTTCTTGTTCCATTAGATTGATTACCGTTTGACGGTTTTCTAATTGACTTTCGTAAACAAGTGCTCGTTGTTTTTGTGTACTAACGAGAGTATCTTGTGCAGTGATTATATCTTTTTGCCAACGAATAGTGTCTTTTAGTAATTGGATTTTGTTGGCAAGAGTAAGTATGTTACTTTTTGGCAAACAAACTACTGAGTCTTGTGATTGTCCACTTGATGTAATAACTGCAAGTAGAAATAAAATTGGTAATGTCCATTTCATATCACTCCTCGATGAACTCTTCTAGAAATTTTACCGCCGAATCTGAATGATTGATTGGTGGTGTTTTGTATTTTATAAATGTTTGTTTTACTATCTTTACCGTTTCTTCTTGATGTGTAACGGCAGAATCTAGCAATTGTGCAACTACAAGAATACTGTCATACTTTTGGTGATACTTGTTTACTTCTGCACGAAGTGAATCAGCAATTCTCATGTTTTCTGTTACTCGGTCATCGACCATCATAGAAGAATAAATAGCCATACCAACACCACCGATGGCGATTACTGGTACTAGGATATTCATAATAATGTTCTTTATCATTTACTTACTCGGATTCGTTGATACAAATTTCGCTTTACCACGTCTTGTTGAACCGTGTTTTCTTTTACGAGTTACCGCACTTTTCTTTTGTTTAGAAGACATACGATAGGCACGACCAGCAGGAACACATTTAGGATAGGCACGTTTACCACCCTTACGTTGTTTAGAACCAGCAGACGCACCACAGGCAGGATGACCTCCAGATTTTGTTTTACGAGAGATGTCAACCCACTTTTCCTTGAACCATTTGCGAAGTCCACCAGAAGGTTTTTTTCCTTCCGTTAGAACTTCACGTTTGTATTCATGTAAGACTAATTCTAATATGTGTTTTTGGCATGGTGTCATAAAGATAAATATCAACAGGGTTTAGAATTTTCCGATTGTTTTTTCAATCCATCCTTTGCTTTTTTCAGTTTTTCGCCGGCTTTCAAAAATTCACCATCTGGATCTTTATTCAATTTTTCTTGACGTTCTTTTTCTTTTTTAGAACCACTTGAATTTGGATCACCGGGTGGTTTTGAAAAGTTTATATTTGGAAATGGAATATTCAACATTGAAAACCACGGTATAGGTGGTCCTGGAATTGGTGAAGGAAAGAACGGTATTATTCCGAGATAAACTCCAGCGACTGTCAATTGATGTAATACTAAACTGTTGTATAGTTTACCGATAGCTTGTAGAACAGTGTTCCCTTTTGAGAATGTTTTTGACAAATCAGAATTTAGTGGAACGGGAAGTCCAGGTAGTAAAATTATCGCGCCAGTTGTTGGACCTATGCACGGTGGCATTGGAGGAACTGGTGACATCTTCGCAGTTATCCAATACAAACAATATCCAGTAGCCATTACAAGATATGCTATTTTTGAAACATCTAATAAATCAATCATACCCTGAAGTTTTTTCATACATTTATAAACTTCTCCAAGTTTATTACTTCCAGCTTCCAATAAATCTTTGAATATACCCCCGATCAAACTTTTCAAAATCGGAGAGACAAATAGAAGAGGAGCTGGTAGTGAAGATACCAAACGGTCTATTGTATTATTTACACTTTTTTGAGCATCTTTTACTGCAGTTTTTATTCCAGATTCAGCGGCTTGGATTGCACCACGAATCGTAGATAAAACTTCAGATAAAGTGGATTGTAATTGACCACCATAAAAGTTTATATCAAGACTGAGCTTTACGAATGTTTTTAGAATAGACTTATCTGCGTTCAAAAGTGGTGCACCAAAAGGTGTTGTTGTTTGACCTATGTTTGATAAATGATAGGCATTTACCATAGCGTCTGCCGCGGCATCTCTATCCTTTGGTAGATGAAACTGAAACTGTGGAGTCAGTAATGTTTGGTACAAACCCTGATTCATATATTATGTTTTATCTATTGCACCTTTACCACTCGAAGGCCATCCGAATCTACATGACCAATAACGGGCGGATGTTCTAGGTCCAGGAGTATCACAATTATGTCTTGCACGAAATGACTTACGTCTTGCTGCATTTGATTTCTTTATTCTCATCGTTTTCTTACCACCTTCACCCTTGTGTCCAAAGTTTACTTTTACAACATTACCCTTTGGATTCTTTACATACACAGAGAATTTCTTTGGGCCACCTGGAGTTCTGAATGGTTTACCTAATGATACTTTACGTCCACGGTATTCAGCTTCACCGAGGACTTCTGTTGTTGCCTCTTGAATACCAAAATGTAATTCTGTGATTTTACCACACTCATTTGTTTTATATGATTCAAGACGATAAACAGGATTATTGACCGTTGTTGACTCATTACGATAACCACCACCGGCAGCTTTATACGCTTTTACAAGTGCGGCCGAGGCATAAGCACTCGGCCATACTTTGAATTTTTTCTTTATACGTGACTTTACACTACTGTATAATTTTTTATTAGTAGGTACTGCACGTTCTATAACAATAGATTTTGACATAGTTATTGTCCCTTACGTGAAAACTTCTCTGCGGCTGCAACACCGAGACCAACAATGATAATATACATCAAACCTTCAAAGATAAACTCTGTGATTTGAAATCCCCAAAAAAGATTTGCACCCCATGTAACTAACATGGCAAGTACACATAAGAATGTAACAACTCGTTTTGATGAGACCGATCCGTCAACATCTGAAATCATTGAAGCCAATCCTGACTTTAGTTGTTCAATCACCATAGTTCTCCAATTTCTGAATAAAATCTTCACGAAACTTTTGAAACTCATCTTCAATCTTCTGTAAGAGTTCCTCTTTTGTTTTACCGGTGTCCCATTTTTCAACGTCACCAAATGAATTTACAAATTCTGTTCTTGAAAGTTCTTCTGCAATTACATTTTTATCCTTTTCAGCTTCTGCCAACCATGCCATTGCATTTAGTTTCATTTTTTCTCTTTCATATTCATCCCATCTTCCTTCTATCCTTATCTTATGTTCCATTTCTGTAACACAGTCAAGGCACATACCGTGTAACGCCTTCATTTTGTTATCAACATTCTTTGGCATATTACACGTACAAACTTCTTTCGGGCAATTCTGAAACGTATTGAGATAACCGTGAAGGTCTTGTTGCCAATCCTTTCCTAACTTTATTTTATACCCTTCTTTCTGTTCCCACTCATTACCATCTTCATCCTTCCATCTATCACCAACACTCCTTGTTATCTTTTCTTCCGGTTCTCCCGTATATCCCGTTTGAACGGAAGTTTGAGAAGTGTGTTCTCCTTTTAGAAGTTGTTTGACATCGTTTACACTGTCAATCTTTACCATATACCACCATCGAATAAATGAAACTATTTACTATAATTATGTCTTGAATTTGAAATAACCCAATAATTGGTTTATCGGAGCAAATGCACCCGTTAGTTTATATGTCTTACCGTTGAATGTAAACACAATTCCTTCCAATGGAACTATTGAGTCCATACCACCGGCAGCATCAATTCTCTTCAATTGTTTTTTGAGAACGTTTATATCTTCCAACTTTTTAGAAGATGAGAGAGTTTGTATTGCATTCTTGACATCCAACTTCATTTGACTTGTAGTTTTCTTTGGATCTATTGCCATTACACTCTGAACATTCTTTAGAACTTCTGCGCCAAACTCTAACACGAGTAATTCAAACGGTTGAACATTCTTTTGCATTTGTTCTTGGACTTTCAGTTTATCCGTATTCTTTGCCCAAGTCAAAAGATTGCCGTCAGATATATTTGTACTGTTTAGGGCAAACGACTTATCATAAAATGCCCATCTTTTTACAAGTCCTTCCATTGTCTTCTCATCTATCGTCAGACCAGCTTCTTTTGTGTTCTTTTTGATATACTTTTCCCACCAACGTTGATGCCATACACCAATGGTGTCAGTATCTAAACAATTCATCTTATTCTGAAGAGTTGTTAGTTTTGTTACAAAGTAATTCAGTCGTTGATTGAACTTTTTAGTCTTACCAACCACGATTGATTTTGGTTTGGTAATACTAAATGTTTCTTGTGAATGTGCATTTACTTGTTCTATCATTCCGGCTAAAACTCTTGCAT